GAATCCGTTTCATACGGAGAATTTCGTCTGGATCGATTTCGGCATTTATCACATGATCAAAAATGATGAAATTCTGAAAGAAAGTGTTGCGGAATTAGCAATGAAACAATATCCCTCTGTGCGCATTGCAAGTTGCGTCGACCCACACGAACCTTGTTATGTTGACATTTATCATCAAGTGGCTTGGTTTTTCGCAGGATCGATTGTAGGTGGAAATAGTGAAACCCTTTTGAAATTTGCAGATATTATGAAAGAGTTTTGTATGAACATTATTAAAGAAAAAAACCACATCATGTGGGAAGTGAACATTTGGTACTTGATTTACAAAGAATATCCGGAAATATTCGATTTCTATCCATGCGACCACAATGCATCTATTCTCCAGAATTACTAAGCAATTCGGATATTTATCGGTTTAAATTGAAAATAATTGGATATGTAATCCATGGGATACGGGAAAAGTCTTGGATACCATTTTCGGTTGATTTATAGATATTTACACTCGAACGTCGTTGATTTGTCTTCTACCAGCGAAAGAAGCAAGTCTATGTCTAGTAAATCATCCAAATTCGATTTAGAACTTGAACAAAATGACTTGAATATAAATTTCCCGATTATTATTTTAGAAAATTATTTTGCAAGCGATATCCCATTTTCAATTATAAGCGTGGATGATAAAGCCAACTCGTATTATTGTACTAAACATAATTATCGTTATATTGTCCCTGAGATATTACTATTGAGAGAAGAGAACAAGAATTGGGATTTGTCATGTTCGTCGTTTGATATTTAATACCCGCAGTTTCATCTTGGATATTAAATTGTTTGGTTTGATATAATAAATAGTGAATAATTGATCTTGTGAATTCTGGTCGGGCTAGTTTGGTCCCTTCGGAAATATTCAAAATGCGAGAGTGGGTTGATGACGAATCGACCAACAACCAATATAATCTTCTATTTTTCCATCCATCCAAATACGGGTATTCCTTTGTTCTTTTGTTCTGGGGTTACCATCACAAGTAACATATTCTACAAACATTCCAGGCAAACAATGGATAGAGAAATAGAAACGAAAACCAATGAAAGTATGATGACGAAACATACCGTCATTATAAAATCCCTCTCTGATGCACTGATTTCTTCTCATCAAAAAACGATCTAACATTATCATTCGTCTATCTGATTTCGGTATTTTCAAAATAAAATAAGATGAAATTTCCCGAATCATATCATCTGGTAAGACATGTAATATTTTGTTTATAATCGTGAAAAAATCCATATTAAGAAAGATATGCATATTGTTTTTATTTCATTTTACAATACGTACAGAAAATACATTGAAGAGTTGGTCCATTTTTTGTGTTTTAAACGCATATAAATATAAAATAGGTATATAATCGAAAGAATGAATGCTCCTAGTGAGGAACAACAAACTGTAATAAATCATATTTTAAAGGGATCCAATGTAGTTGTGGATGCCTGCGCTGGTTCCGGTAAATCGACAACTATTATAAGCGCGGCTATCCAGTGTAAGCATATGCACATTCTCCAATGTACATATAATAAACAATTACGTGTAGAAGTCGAGCAAAAAGTGATTGACTTGAACATTACGAATTTAGATGTGCATAATTATCATTCTATTGCGAAGAAGTTCTACAGTAAAGACGGACATACCGATTCAGGAATCCGGGAAATCTTGTGTAAGAAAATGCGACCATTAAAAGACATTTCAAAGTATGATCTCATTGTTGTGGACGAAGCACAAGACATGACGAAACTATATTACGAAATGCTTCTCAAATTCACTATGGACATGCCATGCAAGACATTTCAGATTCTTATCCTGGGCGATAAAATGCAGGGACTCTACGAATTCAAGGGATCTGATGTGCGATTTCTGACTCTAGGTGCTTCTTGCTGGAAAACACATCCGAAACTACTTAACCAGAGATTCGAGTTTTGTACTTTGAGAATGTCATATCGAATCACGAATGAAATGTCCTATTTTGTAAACAATGTCATGTTAGGACACGAACGTCTTCTCGCGTGTCGATCCGGACCAAAAGTGATGTATATCCGTAAAGATAGGTATAATATGGAAACCAGTGTGGTAGCCATGATTACGCAACTGATCGACCAAGAGGGAGCGAGTTATTCAGACTTTTTCTGTCTTAATGCATCCATTAAAAATTCTACATTTTATAACCCGGTTCGAAAGATTGAAAACTTGTTGGCTGAAAGAGATATTCCCTGTTTTATTCCCAACGACGAATCCTCTGAACAACTAGACAATCGTATTATTGAGAGAAAAGTGGTATTTACTACTTTCCATTCTGTCAAAGGTAGACAGCGAAAATACGTGATTGTATTTGGGTTTGATGACTCTTATTTTAAATTTTATGCGCGAAACATGAGTCAGGATACTTGTCCTAACGCACTTTACGTCGCATGTACTCGTGGAACAGAACGACTTATTTTGATGGAAGGAAAAGAACACGCCGAAAGCCGACCTCTTCCTTTCCTGCGCATGAGTCATCATCAGATGAAGACGACGCAATATGTGAATTTCCAAGGAGATCCTTTGACTTTTGCTCCCTTGAAAAAAGAAAAGACCAAAGACAAGGAAATTAAACGTGAAATTTCAGTTACTGAATTGCTTCGATTTATTCCCGATCATATTTTGGATGTGATTACGGTTTTGGTCCAGGAATTATACACCACCGTTCGAGAACCAGAAGACCGATTTCTCTCGCCAGAGAACGAAATACCCACAGTTATCGAAACGAAAAACAATTATTTTGAAGATGTTAGTGCCATGAACGGCATTGCTTTGCCCATCATGTTTTTCGACATGTTGCGTAAAACACAGGAACCCATTCTCCAAAATATCATTGATGGTAATATCAGAAGTATGGGTCCCTCTGCTTCCAAACATTCTTACCTTCAAAGAGAAGCAGCACAGATGCCTAGAATCTGTGAAAGTTCAGACGATTATCTTTACCTTGCGAATCTCTCGATAGCCACACAGGAAAGGTTATATTCGAAACTGAAAATGATTGACCGGAGCGAATATTCGTGGTTAAAGGAAAGCGTTAAAAAAATGTGTTTCGAAAGACTGGAAAATACAGTAGGCCCAGAATGTACGGGTCGATGGATACCTGAACGATTAATCATGCGATATTGCGACGACTTGGATCACTTTTATATTGACGAGGTTATCCAATCTGAAATGAAAGATAAAACCACCTTGTATCGATTCGCTGCAAGAGTGGATCTCATGACGAAACAGTCGATTTGGGAATTAAAATGTACCAGTGAACTTTCAATTGATCATAAATTACAACTGATCATCTATACTTGGCTTTATTATATGCGGATGGATCCGATAAAACGAGAGAAGAAACAAAGGAATAGTTATCTCTTTAATATCAAAACCGGAGAATGGCTGCAACTCAATGCTAATTTGGATCAACTGACCTTTATCGTGATACAGATTTTACACGGCAAGTTCCATCGTGAAGAAGAAAAGTCTGACGAAACCTTTGAAGCAGAAGCGATTGACTCGATTAATACATTAACAAAAATAACATAAACGTATTTGCTTGTTAAGCAGTAAGGAAACCCATAAGTATTATGACAGAAATCATCATTCATAATAAGCGAATATGCAATTTTTATCAAACCAATACGTTCATTTCGTTTGAGGAAGTAAATCTATTCATGGTTGATTTGCTTGAGAAAATGATTCAAAATACTGAACCTTCTCTCGATAAACCATTGGCGATCAAATTATTAGAACAAATGGCGAAAAGTCAGACAGATACGGTCAAGTCACATCAAAACATACACACATTGTTTCAAGAAAAAATGGTTGAATTTAAAAAAGACTACAACAAAGAGTTGACGAATATAGTGTCCAATAACAATACCGAAACGCTGGGTCCTTTGATTCGCCAGTACAATTTATCCCTCGAGGATAAAATAAAATTATGGATGCATGAAACGATCCCGAAAACCAATGATTCCTTGTATAAAGATATTTCGTCGTCACTTAAGGAATTGTACCAGAACATTCAAAAAGACACAAAGACGTTATTAGATTCTTCTCTCGACAAGAAGATATTAGAAGATTTCGTTCAATCCATCGACAACAAATTCGCAAAATCGCTCGTGAGTTCACAGACTTTTTTGAATACCATGATTACTTCTACAGAACAGCGCCTTTCAAAATCCATTGTCGATTCTCAAGTCCAGACCATGGATCGATTAAAGTCGGTTGAAAAAAATATTACCGTCACCCAACTCGAACAAACTGCGTTACAGCAAAATGTCGGCGAACTTTTACGGAAATTAGAAAATTCCTCAGCCAAAGGGAAAATATCCGAAAATCTTCTGCAACATGTTTTGCATAATGCCTATCCTAGTGGACAAATCGAGAGTGTCGGAACATCAAAGGAAACGGGGGATTTCATGTTATCAAGACAAGGAAAGACTACGATTCTGTTTGAAAATAAAAATTACGAGAGAAATGTAGGCCAGGAAGAAGTGAAAAAATTCATACGCGACATTGAATTACAAGAATGTAGTGGGATTTTGTGTGCACAGCACTATGGAATTTCGAACAAGGAAAATTATCAAATTGATGTTCATAATGGACATATTCTCGTTTATTTGCACAAGGTCGAATACGATCCAGACAAAATCAAGGCGGCAGTCGATATTATCGATCATTTTCTATCTATAATGGAAGATCTCGATTTCGGGAATGAAATTGTGCAATTGGAAAAGAAAACACTAGACGACATTAACAAGGAGTATCAGCAATTTATTCAATCGAAACTCACACAAGTGAAACTGATCAAGGAATACAATCAAAAACTCATATCTCAGCTGGATGACTGGAAATTACCACAACTAGAACATTTGTTGTTGAAATTTTTCAGTACTACTGCAGCCAAAGAAAATGTTTGTGAATATTGTCAATATATAGCTAAAAACCCTAGGGCCTTGGTTGCTCACAAACGCGGCTGTGTGGAAAAAAAGAAAATAAGCGCGACACAATTTGAAACCTAACGTACATTCAGAAAAAACGTTGAGTATTTTTTTCGTCATTCGACGTTATAGATATCGAATAGTCTATGATCTATTTTTTGATTTGGTGAAGAAAGATTCCATTGGAACACTCTCTCCTCATCCTCCTTTCATTTTACGTTTCAAATTCTTTTTTCTGGTTTGTTTTCCTCTATTCTTCGTTTGTTTTCCTTTTTTATTACCTTTGTAAGTTCGTGCTCTCGTCAGTCCAATTGCCTTTAATATTCTTGAAAACATGTTTTTATATATTCTATTTTTATTTAATTTATTTGTAAAAGCGGTATTAGTTCTTCTAGAGTAGCATTGAGGGTTTCTTCGTCATATGCCGGCAACCATTTTTTGTTGCCAATGAAATTTTGCAGGAATGTGATATTCAAGGGTGTATATGTTTTATCTGTCATGATAAATACAATATTGGTATTGCTTTGCATGGCATTGTTTATTTCAATTGCCTGGTAATATGAACATACCGTGGCCCTTGATATGTAAATGATAATATAAAACGAATTCGACATTATGTTTTTGACAGTTGAAGACAATTGTGATGGAACGGTATTTCCGGTATGTTCATCGAGGTCTCGTATAAAGTATTCAATCGGACCGAAGAAATTATTTATATTCCTGTGAATAAGTTTTTCGTGGAGAAGAATAGCATAACTATCTTTTTCGGAGTAGGATACATAAATGTTATTTAATATTCGGGATGAAACGCTAGTTGATGCGCCCATTTATTGTTTTGTTTATTAAACTGAAATGTGACGAAAGAGATAATTCAATTTTTTGGAAATTGTACTGGAAATAAAACAACTTAAACATTTCATTCGGTATTTGAATAGAATGTTCATTTCGTGTCTGTTTGTTCTACATTTATTAATAGGTTCGGGAAATGGGTTGAATATTTCACGAAGAAAAGATAAAATCATATGTTCCTCCTTAGACGAACCTATTTTTAAAAAAACAACTAACCGATACATTCCGAAAAGCGTAAATCAACAGCTTTATGTTGACGCTTTGGATAATAATGAAGCAACCATTATTGTTTCGACTGGACCTGCCGGTACTGGGAAAACGCTCTTTGCTTGTAGAAAAAGTATCGAGCTGCTAAATGCTGGAAAACTAGATAAGATCGTTCTGACAAGACCACTCGTGACAGTAGATGAAGAACTAGGGTTTTTACCGGGAACAATCGATGACAAAATGTCCCCTTGGACCAGACCTATTTTTGACATATTTTTGGAAAGTTATTCTAAAAGCGAATTCGACAGTATGATCCGAGAAAATGTGATCGAGGTTTCGCCACTCGCATTCATGCGAGGAAGAACTTTCAAAGATACTTTTATTATTGCAGATGAAATGCAAAACTGTTCGCCTAGTCAGATGAAAATGTTGACTACTAGAATTGGTAGAGGAAGTAGATTGATAATCACCGGAGATTTGAATCAGTCAGATAGAGAAGGTCAAAATGGACTAGAATATCTCGTTGAAAAAACGACGGAATATTATAAAAATAACCCTTCGGTCAATAAAATGGTCGAATTTATTTCTTTTGAAAACGGCGATGTTCAGCGGAGTAAAATAGTGAAACATATGATTGACGTTTACTCCTATAGTTCTGTGATTGATTTAGATACTCGCCCAATAAATTTCGACGATATTAGTTATATCGCCTCTTAATGAGGAAAGCTGAAAGTAAGTAAGTAAGTAAGTGGGTTTCAATAAACAACCATACAAACTCCTACAAATATCACTAAAGACCCAATTACCTGCATAAAGGTCAGTTTGTCGTTAAACGTAATGATACCCAATAAAAATAGTAAAAATAATTCCATACCGATCATTAAAATACGCAAGAGTCCGATCGGTTGTTTCGTTGATATCGAAAATAGCCACAAACACAACCCAATAAAGAAAAATGCACCTGCGAGAAACGGTAACCCACACTGAACCCCGTTTTGGAAAAACCCCCTGGTACTCAATGGGTCGAAAATCGATAAAAACAATAGCATGAAAGCTCCCATGACTCCAATGGTCATACCCAGGCAACTAACCGCAAAAAGATAGGGAACCTCGATATACGCTTTCGTGTCAAATGATTTCCGCAAAATGATTTGACCTACTGCAAAAAATAACGGTGCAACTACCGCTGTCCATTTCCAAGAATTATTATCCATATCCTACGAATACAAAAAAAAAGTATACAAGTTCATTTATTAATAATTGTCATAACCAAAAGGGGAAAAATTGACGCTCGTTTCCTGTTTATAGAACAACACACAACCAAACACGAATAAATGAATGATATTAGAAGAATCGTCGAGAATTATGGTCTATATGCTTTACTCGGAGGATTCGCGTTGATCGGTGTCTTACCAATACCTTTCCTTACGGAACTGAACACGAGTATATTCATTCAAGAACTAACTCCAATCTCGAAAAGGTTTCTTGGATGTTTCCTAGTGATTCAAGGATGTGTCCGATTAAATTATTCCGCACATAGATACGACAGACTCGTCATGTCATCCTTTCTGGTCGACGCCTTGTTTTTCGCAAATGAATTTATTATTGTGAGAAATATTGAATTTTATACTGGGATCTTTCTGGTTGGGACTTCTCTCTTTATTGCGTCTTTGTGTTACGTTCTAGGTGAAGACTGGCAATGATATCAAGCAGAGGAAAAATTGATAGAATAAGCTTCTCAAGTGCAGTTATATATAAACTTCAACATGTCTCTACAACAACTCGCCATCTGCATCCATTTGGACAATATTCTCACGGGCAAACAAGAACCGTTCACCGATCTTGAGCTCAAGTTCAAGACAAAATTCAAAACAGTTGCCGATTCGGCGATCTTTCCGGAAGACCATGTGTACGAGTCACACCAAGAGTACAAGGTCACTTATTCGAAGAACTTTCTCGCGTTCTTCAAGATTCTGAAGTTGGTTCTCGCAGAGTATTCGCTTCTCGCCCCGGACTGCACGAATATCAAGTTCCAAGACGTACCTGCCATCATGCAAGTCATTGACAATTTCGACTCGAACTACCACCGGATGATTCGGCCGCACACGAATCTTATCCCTACTTTGTAATATATTAATCTGAATTTAATAAAAATTTATTTTATTTTTTATTCTGTTTGGTTGTCATGAAAAAGCGAGAGAAAAAATTGACACAACTGTTTATGTGCTGTATACTCAGCATCCATTAACGTGCAACACGCACATATTTCAAACAAGGAATGACTGCTTCTATCAAGAGGGGTGTTTGGCCGCAGAGAGATTCCGTGGTAAAATCCGTGGATACGGTACTCAGTCAGATTTACCTGAACAAACTTTTCATCCCCGATGTGCTGATCGATATTATCAAAGATTATATTTACATCAGCGAGGCCGAGATTCTCAAGAAATTTCATAGATTTTGTTTGAATGTTTCCATCTCCCGGTTGTCTCGTTCATTAACGTATCATGTGGATATGTATGGTCGTAAACGACTCGCTCATTGGGCTACCGGGCAGTACTGCCAACGTGAACTTCTCCCTGTTCAACTCCAACAACTCACGTGCATGACTTGTGGGGAGTCAAGCACGTATCACACAAACATTGACGGATGTTGTGTCTTGGAATTCGACGGCGAAGACGGGACGCTTATTCTAGATGAAGTTAGTGAAGACTGGACACTTCATGCTGCTGCGATGGGCGAACCGGATCTCGATCTTCATCAAGACGAGGACGACGAGTACGATAGATACCAGGATTATTCTGACGACGAGTTCGATAGATACAATGAAGACGAGTGGTACGCGGGAGATCGGCGTAGATCTAGAATGTTAGAAGACGACTTTTGAAGACGATCGACGTAGACATTAGATTTTTAGAAAATAGATTAATTGCTGTAATAAAAAACCATTTTTTTTATGCAGCTGTTGATTAAATGTGCGGACACACGGTCAGTGGAAAAATTGATTTTGTTTCATCATGTATTTGATTCTTATATATACGATAATTAATAAGAATGAACGACTTGGTCACTCTAGGAGTTTGTGTCTTGCCTCTTACTGAATTGGCTCTCCATTTGAAAGTTCCCCGAATTATTGGTGAAATGAGAGAAATAAATGACCCCCAACGGGCTCTGATAGATTTGCCATTTGAAATCTCGGACGAACATCCGACTCATATTGTTCTGGGTGGATTCGGCGCAACTGGTTGTCCTAGTTTTACCCATCATCCCGAAGCAAGAGAACTTCGAAGTAAAGTTTATACAGCTCTAGTCCCCGAATTCCGAAAAGTATTTGAAGGACGCCGATTAGAAGTTATTCCTGATCGTTTCGGGATTCGCAGAAAAGGTACCAGTGTCGGTGGAGAAACATGGCACCGCGATGTAGGACCGAAAAGCCCTGGTGATATTATATTCGGTGGTTGGCTCAATCTAGACCCTCCCGGTTCGCCTCCCCAGGCATTCTCCTGTGTTCCGGGGAATATCCTTCCCCCGAATATCAATCCCATGGGCTTTGCGAAATTCCCTAGAGAAGAGTACGCGGGTCTCGAAGCAGATTTCAAGGTTTTCGGTAAATTCGTTATTCCGCCAGGTCATATCATCATCTTCAACCAATCGATCGCACACAAGATCACCCCAGCAAAGGCAAAATTCACATCTTACCGCCAATATTTCGGTTGGCGTATTACAAACAGTATTGAGCCTGTATACGACAAGCAGATATTTATCGAGAGACAACTCATGCCTCCTCTTCCTAGCGGACAAATAGCGCCCATGTATGCGAAGCTACATTGGGCAAATTGGCAACCCCGACTTCGGGAAATAAGTACTAGATTTAGAGACGAATTCAGAGAACCCGTAGAATCGAAACGAGCTGGAGTCGTATTCCGCGAACTCCCTGGACTAGTGGCTTCGGGACTCGCATATCCGCCGTACACCTCCGAAGAGATTTACATGTTTTATCCTCACCTTCTTTAACTAACTTTTAATGTAAATGAAAACCCCTTTTTTTATAGGAAGAGAGGAGTTCGATTCAAACTAGCTTTTATCAAATGATATAAAAAATAAACACATGATACTATAAGGAAATAATGTGGAACGAAACCGAATTGTATTTGAAATATAAATCATCCTATTCGTCTGCATTAAAGGACTTTGGGACGCATTTCGTCTTGCTTTCGTGTGCTTACTATGGTTTGTGGTTTTTTCAGAGCAGTTATGTAAGCATCATCACGATTCCACTGGTATCTTTATTGAATGTCAAAACGTTTATTATTTTCCACGACAGTTGTCACGATTCATACACCCCAAATAAGATGCTGAATTTCGTCATCTCTCACGTTACGGGTGTATTAACGTTCACTTCTCCAAATTGGGGATTAGACCATAACATTCACCACTTGACAAATGGTAACAAAAGCAACAAATATCACTTCAATTATAATGAACTAATTGTATTTACTGAAGCCGAATATGTAAATATGAGTTCAATCGAAAGATGCTTATGTGATGTATTTTATAATTATAAAGTGTATTACACCCTTGCTCCGTTTGCCTATTTTTTCATATCACAACGTTTTCTTTACATACTTAAAAAAATAAAATATAAGGAAAAAATACCGAAATCAATTGGATATATCATATTGAATCATCTAGTCAATAATGCCGGAATCGTTTCCGTGTTATTATTTGTTTCAAATCATACATTTTTATTTCATTATTGTACAAGTAATTATAT